TTACGACCAACCTAACATTCGACCTTTTTTTCAAAACAGGTCTAACCATTATAAATATGATTGGTATGTGTTTAACTCGCATTGGAACTACGAGAAGTTTCGTATGATGTATGACATACCGACTGAAAGGTGTCATGTGATTAAAAATGGGGTGACGCACTTCCCAGAAAGAAAACCGTATGAACAAGGGGACACTTTAAGATTAGTTTTTCAACCAACACCGTGGCGTGGTTTAAACGTATTGTTACTAGCTATGCAGCACTTGCAAGATGAGAATATAATATTAGATGTATACAGCAACTGTGAAGTGTATGGTGAAAAATTTGCTAAAGATAACAATGCCGACTGGGAAGAACTATTCGATCAAGCAAGAGCGTTACCTAATGTTAATTATATTGGTTATCAGTCTAACGATTTTATTTTAAATAAGATGAAAGATTATCACATGTTTGCCTACCCTAGTATCTGGGAAGAGACCTCATGTATCTCGGCTCTCGAAGCTATGGCAGCTGGATTGTACTGTGTCACTACTAACTACGGTGCTTTGTATGAGACCTGCGGTGAGTTTCCAATTTATGTTAACTATACGGACAATTACGAGAAACTAGCTGAGAACTTTGCTTATGCTATTAAAACGGGTATGCAACATTTACATGAAAGTAATATTTATGAGCATCTTTTATTTCAACAAGATTATATAAAAAGGTTTTATAGCTGGGATAAAAAATCTCTTGAATGGACTAGATTCTTAGAAGGAGCATTTAATGTCAGATCCAAGTAAACCATTGTGGCTTAATCAAGAAACAGAGTTAGGTATCTATGTAGCAACTCCCGTGCACTCGGATGTGTCGATTCATTACACACAAAGTTTATTGGAGTTTCAAAAAGCCTGTATGGAAAAAGGTGTTAAAGTCATGTTTGAAATGATAAAATCATCATTAGTGACACAAGGCAGAAACTTATGTACTGCCTCTTTTTTAAAAAGCAAAATGTCGCATATGCTTTTTATAGATTCAGATATAGCGTTTTCCTCTGACAGCATATGGAGTATGCTTGAGGCCGACAAGGATGTCATCTCTGTGCCTTACCCTCTTAAAGATATTAAGTTCGACCGACTCATTCAGAAGATACTACACGGTGAAGTGACCACGGCTCACGAAGCACATGTTAATTGCAATAGCTACCCCTTGCGATTAGAAGATAGTGAAGCTATAGAGATAGAAGGCGAAGGTGTGATTGAAGTCACTCATGCCCCTACTGGATGTATGTTGATTAAACGAGAAGTGTTTAATACTTTAATTAAATCGTATCCTGATATGGAAATACATCAAGAAAACCTTATTGATGGCAGATTGCAGAAAAAACCGCATCTGTATAACTTCTTTGACACTTATTATGATAAAGAGAACAAGCGTTTTCTAGGTGAAGACTTTGCCTTTTGTAGACTTTGGCGTAACACAGGCGGCAAATGTTATTGTTATATTATGGACTATATAACCCATGTAGGTGAATTTCAATATACAGGTCGTTTATGGGACGAAATGAAACCTACTAGTGTTGATAGCACTGAAGAATAAAGGTAAACTTGTACTAACAAGTATAAGGAGATTATTATATGGTCCCGCCAGTTTGGTTAATCGCAGGTCTAACTAGTTTCGGAATCGCTAAACTAAGTGGAGCTTCAACAAAAAAAGCAATAATGTCAGGTATCTTAGGTGGTGCTACGGCAGGTATTTTTGGGCCTGGTTCACAAGGATCTAAAGATCTTGTTATGAGTAAAGCTGCAACAGATGCTGCTTCAAAATCTGCTTTAAAAAGTTTACCACAAGGTATGGTAGATCAAGGTTTATATGCTGCTGGTAATGTAGGTAATGTAGGTAGTGTATCGTCTGCTTTTGTAGCTCCTGATACAACAAGTATTTTACCTAGTATAACTTATGATAATTATACAGGGCAAGTTCTTGGCGATAGTGGAAATTTAGCACGAATGGATTTAGCTAAAGGCATGGGTGTTAATTACACCAGCCCTTACCCACCATCATTAGGTAAAGGCGTTAACCTTGAAAATATACAAAATTTTTCAGGCACACCTGAACCTTCTTTATTTCAAAAAGTTGTAAATTACGGTAAAGATATGAGCACTGCTGAAAAAGTTGGGTTAGGCGTGACGGGTCTTACTTTAGCCGCACAACCAAAAACACCTGATAAAAAACCTTCTCTTTACGAAAGCCAAGAATACAAAGATTTAGTTACTTCTGAAAGAGCAAAAGCCAATAAACAGATTGAAGGTATTACTACAGCTAGAACTTACACAGAAGAAGATGACGCTATGCCTGATCTTTATAATTATAATAACAATATGATGTATGCTAACCAAGGTGGCATCGTTAATATTATGCCTAAATACAATGAGGGTGGTATTAATTACTTACCGAGTAAAATGGAACACGATGAGAAAGATGTAAACAACTATGTTAGAGCATCTGGCTATGTAGAAGATGGTACAGGTGTGGGTGATAAAGACGAAGATACTATGTTAGCTCAACTCGCTGATGGTGAGTTTGTATCTCGTGCTGATGCAATACTTGGAGCTGGTATTATGGCAGGAGCTGATCCAAAAGATATGAAAGAAATGAGAAAGAAAGGAGCAGCTTTTTTTTACAGTCAACAAGATAGTTTAAAACGTGTATACGATTTAATTAATTGATTAAAATAAAAAAAGTACAACTAGAAGATGTAGATGATTGTTGGGGAGATGTAAAAGATTGGATAAGTAAGGCTTGTGACTTATCTAATGGCAAGCATACGATGGCTACAACGTATTGTTTGATTAAAGACGGCACTATGGATTTGTTTTTAGTTTATATACATGGTGAATTAAAATCGGCTTATGTGGGACAACAAATGTATTACCCAGCAAAAGTTATATATTTGTTGTTGTTTATAGGAGGCAGTGAAGTTATAAAAAATTTAAAAAGTATGCAAGAATATTTTATAGCATACGCTAAATTTAAAAACTGCCAAGGAATAGAAGTGGTTGGTCGAGTAGGCTGGTCCAAAGTAATTAAAGATAAAGATATTAAATTTAAACAAACTGGAAGTTATTATGAAATTGATTTTTAAATTAGTACCAATACAATTTAAAATCTGGTTGTATAAAGTATTACACAAAGATATTGCATCTTGTGGTGAACACGAAGATACAGAATTAGCTCATGTCAACACTTATGAAATAGAGTTGTTAAAATCAATCGGTGGTGCAGATCAGATTAATCCTAAAACAGGTTTAAAAGGTTATTTTGGTGGTGGTGGTAGTACTTCAACACCTTCTGAAACACAAACAACCTTCAGTCGTGAAGCACCTGAAATCGAAGCTCGTAAATTAGCTTTGTACGATGCTTCAGCACAATTAACTCAAACACCTGTTAACATTCCAGCTTTTCAAGCGGCAGCTCCTACGCAATTAGAACAACAAGCTTATCGTGATGCGGCAATGACAGGGACTGGAACAACAGCTACAAATCAAGGTATTGCTTCAGCATTGGGTGCTCAAACAACAGCGATGCAGGCCCCTGATGTTAGTGGTTTTTTAAATCCTTACAATCAATTTGTAACGGATGAGATAAACCGTCAATCGCAAATGCAACAAAATGCCATAGGTGCTAATGCAGTAAGGTCAGGAGCATTTGGTGGTGGACGTGAAGGCATACAGTTAGCTGAACTTCAAGGTAGAACACAACAAGCTGTTGGAGCAGCAGCTCAACAAAATTATGGTCAAGCTTTACAAGCAGCTCAAAACCAACAAGCAGGACAAGTAGCTGCTCAACAACAGGCCGCAAGTCAATTAGGTGCATTTGGTCAACAACAACAAAACATGCAAGCTCAAGACATACAAAGACAGCTACAAGCAGGACAGTCGCAAAGAGCCGCGGGACAACAAGCTTTAGATGCTCAACGACAAACTCAATTAGCAAGAGCGTATGAACCTTACCAAAGATTAGAGTTCCAAAAAGGAATTATGACCGCATTACCAACTGCGGCGAGTCAGGTAACATCATCCACGGCCCCTGGAACTAACCCATTAGCTCAAGCGGCGGGAACAGGTTTAGCGGCGTATGCGGCATTTAACCCAATTGCAAAAGGAATGGCAGGGTAATATGGATAGAATATTAAACAGAAAACTATTTAGACAAAAAGCTCTAGACACTTACGGCACAAAAATTGTCACTAAAGCAGCTGTAGGGAAACTTGCAATAGGAGGTGGTGGGATTCTTTCTGTGTCTCAAGAACGATTAGCTGAAAAAAATAAAGAATTAGAAAATTTTACAAATACAATTAAAAAACCAAAAAGAACTAATAATGAAACCTTTATGGGTTTTGGTGGTGAGGGTTCTGCTGTGTCAGCCGATCAAGCAAGATTAAATATATTACTGCCGATTGCTGCACAATTAATGACAGGTACAGTAAGACCAGGGCAATCTAAAATTAGTGGTCTTTTAGAAAGTACGGGTAAAGGTTTAGCTTCGGTTGGTCCTACTATACTTGCTATGAAAGATTTAGACTTGAAGAAAAGAAAAGAAGACCGTGAGGCTCTAACAACTGGTGGTGAAGGTAAGATGCGAAATGTTATTTTAAATTTAGATTTACCAGGAATAGGTAAAAAAGGCGATGCCATACCTTTATTACAATCACAAATAGTTGCTCTTCAATCAGAATATGGACCAAAAGGTATAACACCTGTTCGTTTTCAATCTACTATGGAAGAAGAAGCTGCTAAAGCGAGAGCAACAAAAAACGCAGAGTTAGTGTTAACACAAAACCAAGAGTTAACAAAACAGTTAGAAAAATCTGGTTTTGTACTTGGTTTATCTGATT